GTGTCAGGCACTGGCCCGGTATCCATTGCCGACAACGGCGCGGTCATCTTCTTTGCTTGTAACGGCCCTAGCTACACGTACTACGAGCCAACGGGCGATTTTGATCAGATTACTGATTCCAACTTTCCGGGCGCTGCAACTGTGGCGTACATTGACAATTTGTTTGTTTTTAACGAGCCAGACACCCAGCGGATTTGGAGCGTGGATACGGTAAACCCGGCCAACGGTGACTACATCTATCCTTTAGTGTTTAACGCCTTAGATTTTGCGTCTGCTGATGGTTCGCCAGATGGTGTGGTGGCAATCAACGCTGACCACCGCCAGATGTGGGTGTTTGGTACAGATTCGGTTGAGGTCTGGTACAACGCTGGCCTAGCCAACTTCCCTTTGTCACCAGTCCAAGGCGCGTTTAACGAGATTGGTTGCGTGGCCGCGTTTTCGGTTGCCAAGCTGGACAACACTTTGTTCTGGTTAGGCACAGATGCTCGCGGTCAAGGCATTGTCTACCGGGCGCAAGGCTACGCTGCGGCGCGGGTGTCTACGCACGCCATTGAGTACGCCATTGCGCAGTACGGCAACATTTCGGATGCCCTAGCCTACACCTACCAGCAAGAAGGCCATTCTTTTTACGTGCTGACTTTCCCAACGGCAAACGCCACTTGGGTCTACGATGTGGCTACTCAAGCGTGGCACGAACGTGCTGGCTGGGACACTACGCTAGGTCAATTTACGCGCCATCGCAGCAACTGTCAGTGCAATTTTGGGGGCAATACGGTAGTTGGCGACTATGAAAACGGCAACATTTACACCTTTGACTTAGGCGTGTACGCTGACAATAGCAGCATCCAGAAGTGGTTGCGGTCATGGAGAGCGCTGCCTTCAGGCACAAACAACCTTAAACGCTCAAGCCAGCACAGCCTACAGCTTAATTGTGAGTCAGGCACTGGTCTAAACACCGGGCAAGGCAGTGACCCCCAAATTATGCTGCGCTGGTCGGACGATGGTGGCCACACCTGGTCTAACGAGCATTTGTCAAACATGGGTAAGATTGGTGAGTATTACCGCCGGGTTTTTTGGCGCAAGCTGGGCATGACGGTCAAGTTGCGTGACCGTGTATATGAGGTATCCCAAACAGACCCGGTCAAAGCGGTCATCATGGGTGCGGAGCTAATTATTAGCCCCACCAACTCATAATGGCTACAACGCCTACTGCCACCCAGATCACGGCCCCCCGTGTTCCGTTGATTGACCCTAAAACAGGGTCTATCACGCGGGAATGGTATTTATTTTTCTACAACCTTTACACCATTACTGGTGGTGGGACAGGCATCACGCCTGTCACTGGTGGCGGCACAGGTTTAGCCACTGTCCCAAGTAACGGTCAATTGCTGATTGGTAACGGCAATGGGTACACATTAAATACTTTAACTGCCAGCACAGGCATCACTATTGCCAATGGCGCAGGGGCAATTTCTATTGCCAACTCTGGCGTTTTAACCTTTTCTGCGGGTGGAACTGGGTTGACCCCCTCAACAGGTACTGCTGGCAATGTAGCCTTGGGTGGCACGCTGATCGCAGCTTATGGTGGCACTGGGTATTCTTCTTACACTACTGGTGATGTGCTGTATGCAGACACTGCTACAACCTTTGCAAAGCTGCCTATAGGAACAACAGGCCAGGTGCTGTCTGTTGCGGCTGGCGTGCCTGTTTGGGCAACATCACCTATTTCTGCACCAGTTACCAAAACTGCGGACTTTACATTAGCAGACAGTGAATACTGGGTAATCAACAACAAGTCTGGTTCAACTTGCACCGTCACTTTGCCTGCTGCATCAGCTTATGTTGGGCGGCAAGTTGCGTTTAAAAATGTGCAAGCGCAGTTGCTGGTGTCAGCATCAAGCAATGTTGTACCGATCAACAGCACTGTGGCAGGTACAGCAATTCTTGCCGCTGCTACGGGAAAATGGGCGACAATGGTGTCAGATGGCACTAATTGGGTCATCATGCAGGCGGCGTAAAAAGGTATTAACGAATGATTCATCATCACTTCAGCGCTGGCGTGTACACCAAAGAAACGCGGATATCTGCGGGGCATATCCTTGTGCAGCACAAGCATAAGTTTGACCACCTATCCATTCTTGCCAGTGGTTCAATTGAGCTAATGGTTGATGATGTCAAGTCAATTGTTCATGCCCCTGCTTGTTTGACCATCAAAGCAAATAAACATCACGGCGTAAAATCTTTGACAGACATTGTGTGGTACTGTATTCATGCCACCGATTGCACCGATACTGACGAAATTGATGAAGTATTAATAGTGGCTGGCGATGACACGCAAGCCCGTGAATTGGCTCAGTGCCTTCAGGAGTAAATTATGCCTTGGTCGTTTATTGTCCCCGCTGCCGCAAGTCTGTTTGGTGCAAGCCAACAAGCAGATGCCACCCAAAACGCTGCCAACATAACTGGCGCGGCTACTGACCGGGCGGTGCAGCTTCAAAACGAGCAATACCAGCAAATGCGTGCTGACCAAGCACCGTACCGTGCGGCTGGGCAAACTGCGTTAAATGCCTTAATACCCTTGGCGACAAACTACAAAAAGTTTGGTACGGATGAATTTCAACAAGACCCAGGCTACCAGTTCCGATTGTCGGAAGGTCAGCGTGCTATGGCACGCACCGCACCTAATCGTGGTGGTTTGGTTTCGGGTAATTCTCTTAAGGCCATGCAAGACTACTCGCAAAACTACGCGTCAAACGAATACACCAACGCATTTAACCGCTATCAAACCGAACGCAATGCTCAACTTCAGCCACTGCAATCTTTGGCTGGCGTAGGCCAGTCAGCAACTAATTTTGGCAATGTTGCCGGGGCAAACAATGCCAACACGGTAGGCAATGCTTTAATTAGCCAAGCTAATAACGCAGCCAATGCAGGCATGATTAGGTCTAACGCATATGGCAACGCTTTTAGCAGCATTGGCAGCGCATACGGTAAAAATCCGGTTGACTTTAGAAAAATATTTAACTTTGGAAATACAGGCGTAAATGGCGGCGGCCTTAATCAAGATTTTGGTTTTGGAACAGGTTCCGGTTACGGTAATCAAGACTTTGGCCAGTCTTTATAGGAGACAAAAATGGCAGAACTTAATTTCGGTCTTATAAACCAAAACCTACCCGGCGAAATTGCAAATAGTGTGCAGCGTGGGCAGCAAGAAGCTGTGCGCGAGCAGGCCGCGCAACAGCAATTAAAGACAGGGGCGTTGCAACAAGAAAACATTCAAATGCAGCTTGAACAAGCCAAGCGTGATCGCGATGCGCTGGCTAAAATGCAAGCGGCTTTTGTTGCAAATGGCAAATCGCCCGATTTAGAGTCAAATTTTGACGAAATGATTAGATCGGGTATTTCTCATTATGTTGACATTGGCATTCAAGGCAAACAAAAATTAATTGAGCAAAAACGGTTTGCCAGCATTATGGGTGGTGATTTTGGCGCGCCTCAAGCCCCCGCTGCCGTACCATCTGTTGCCGCACCAGCTAATGCTTTAGCGCCTTCTGCTGCCGCGCCTTCCGTAGGCGCGCCTATTAACGCTTTAACGCCATCTGTTGCCGCGCCAGTTAATAATTTGGCAACACCGCAGTCTGCTAACTCTGATGTCGCAACATTGCGCCGTAAACGCGATATGTTGTTGGGCATGGGTACAACGCAAAGTATTGCCGCTGCCCGCGCAATCGACGCGGATATTGCGCTTGCTTCCAAAGAACCTGTTTACCACAATGTTCAAGGTGTTGGCCTTGTCAATCCGCGAGATAAGAGTGTAGTAGTTCCGTCTGTTGAAACAGACTCTGAGTTTGAAAAATTGTTAAAAAGATCTAATTTGTCAGATGACCAAAAGAATGCATTACGTATTCAACGCGCACAAAAAGAAGCTACGCACGCACCAGGCGCAAACGTAAGTGTGACCAATGTTTCGGAAAAAGCAGAACAAGGTGCGCGTGGTAAAATGTTGGTTGACCAATACGCAACAGTTTCTAATGCCGCAGGGTTAGCCGCAAAAACTTTACCCGCGATAAATTCCAACTTAAGTATTCTTAACAATGGTTTTGATACTGGTTTTGGTACGGAAACAAAAGCGGCGGGGGCTAAAGTGTTGGCAGCGTTGGGTGTTAAAGACGCGGAAAAATACGCAACAAACGCGCAAACATTTTTGGCCAATGTTAATTCTGCCGTTTTGCAAAAACAACTTGAGCAAAAAGGCACGCAAACGGCTTCTGACGCAGAACGCATTGAAAAAACTGGCGCGCAATTTGGCAACACCAAACAAGCTAACCAGTTTATTCTTTCCGCAGCCAAAGCCCAACTCAACCGCGACATTGACCAGCGTAATTTTTATGCCAACTGGTATAAAAATAACAAAACTTATGATGGCGCTGAAGATGCTTGGTTCGGCGGCGAAGGGGGTAAATCACTATTTGATCGCCCAGAGCTTAAACAGTATGCTGCGCCAACAAACGCTGCCGCCTCTCAAGCGCCGGGTCGTCCTTCATTAAATTCTATTTTTAAGAAAAACTAAACGGAGGCGTGCATGGCTGATCAATTTCGCGATCAAATCAATACAGCTCGCCGCGCTGGGTATACCGATGATAAACTTTTTGGTTTTTTAAAAGACAAAGATCCTCGCGTTACGCAAGCGTTAGACGCGGGGTACACACCAAACGAAATTCTTCAACATCTTGCACCTAATTTGTCAACTGGCGAAGAAATTTCGCGTAAAGCAGGCGTAGCTATTCGTGGGGTCAATGAGGCGTTAGCCCCGGCTACAGCGGGCGCAACGGCGGGGTTTATGATGGGTGGCCCCGTAGGCGCGGGCGTAGGCCTTTTGGCGGGCGGTTTGGCCGTGCCTGCGGCTGACGTATTGGTACAAGGCTATAACAAACTTGCTGGCGGCAATGTTCGGCTTCCATCGCAAGTTATTTCTAGTATGCTTCCAGGCCCCCGCGCCGAAACGCCTGCCGAACGTGTTCTTCAGGCAAGTGCTGGCGCGCTGACAGGGACTGCGGGTGCTGTAGCCGCTGGGCGTAGGATTGGGCAATTGGCGGCGTTGCCCACGCCCGCTGGCGCTGTGCCTATGGTTGCGCCTGAAGTTGCCGCAATAGCCCAAGAGGCCGCACGGCGGCCCATCGGTCAAATGGTTGCTGCACCGCTTGCAACAGCGACAGGGCAAACCGTAACCGAATTAACTGACAATCCATTGGCTGGATTGGCCGCTGGTGTAGTTGCGGGCACAGCCGCCGGTGTGCGCCCAGTTAAACGCAGCGCAGTACCAACAGCAGAAGAATTGTTGGCTCAATCTAAAGCCAACTATAGCGTTTTAGATAAATCAGGTTTTCAACTTGACAACAATTTGTTTAAACAGCATATGGCAACGCTCCCCGCCAAACTTCGGTCTGAAGTAGGGTATGTTGAATCTATAAACCCAAAAGTTGCGGGGGCGTTTAAAGAACTTTTATCCAACGCGCCTAAAGACGTAGCCGAAATTACCGCGCTGCGAAAAATTATTGGCGGCGCTGCCGGAAGTGCGGATAGATCCGAACGCATGGTGGCCACAAGGTTGCTTGACGAATTTGATAATTACGTATTGAACGCGCAACCAAGCGCCATTGTCAGCGGCGACGCTAAAGCCATGCAAGCGTGGAAAGACGCGCGCGCTGATTACGCTAAAGTTAAAAAATCAGAATTGATTGAAGATATTGTTTCCCGCGCTGAAGTGTCTCAAGGCGGCAAAGAACCATCAATTGCACAAGGTTTGTCTGCGCTGGCAAAAAACGATAAAAAAATGCGGTTTTTTACGCCGGATGAACAAGAAGCAATTCGTGCAGCGGCTAAAGGTGGCACGTTGCAAAGCTTAACTAAAATTATTGGTAAGTTTTCTCCCACAACCCCCGCAGCCGCTATTTTTACTGCTGTTAACCCTTATGGGGCGTACACAGCAGCGGCTGGTATGGCGGCAAAAGAACTTGCGACTGCTCAACGTATGCGTCAAATAGACGCTCTTTCTAGCCAAATGCGGCTCGGGCAAGTTCCAACGGTTGTTGAGGGTCTGGGGGCTAATGTGCCAACTTTTTATTCTCGCAGCGTGCAAAATATGCTTGGCCCAACTCAGCAAAATCAAAACGCCCTAATCAAGGATTAATTGCATGACCACGCTTACCCCTACCCCCAAGCAGCAGATCTTCGGCACTGATGGTACGCCGCTGGTCGGCGGCAAGATTTACACCTATGCGGCGGGTACAACCACGCCTCTGGCAACCTACACGGATTCGGGTGGTCTTACAGCTAACACCAATCCAATCATCTTGGATTCGTTAGGTCAGGCTAGTATCTGGTTGACTACATCAACCTCATATAAATTCAGCGTATACACATCCGCAAATGTACTGCTGTACACCGTAGACAACATTGCCGCGCCCGTTGATTATTTGACTTTTGCATCGCCGCCGCCTATTGGCAATACCACGCCCAATACTGGCGCGTTTACTACCCTGACAGCGACAACGGGGACGATTACTACAGTTAACGCAACCACCGCCAACGTAACTGGCGTAACCACTACTGGCACGCTTACTTTTTCTGGTGGTGGGTCAATGACCAAACCATCGGAAGTGGCTATCAAATCAATCAGCGCGTCTGCCGCATCTTCGGCGTTAACCATTAGCGCATCAGCCTTATCGCTTGATTTTAGAAGCACGACTTTAACAAGCGGTACTGTTACGACTGTTTCTGGAACTCCAGCGAACTTGGTTGTTCCAAGCACCGCCACGTTAGGTACAGTTAGCGCCGTGCAGTCGCGGCTAATTGTCCTTGCACTGAACAATGCGGGCACGATTGAGCTGGCTGTAGTCAACATCTCAGGCGGCACTGACTTGACTGAAACGGGTTTAATCAGCACTACAGCAATTGCAGCAGCATCTAACAGCGCAACCACGGTGTATTCCACTACTGCGCGAACGTCAGTCGCGTACCGGGTAATTGGCTACGTTGAGTCCACGCAAGCCACTGCGGGTACATGGGCTACAACACCATCAACTATCCAAGGTTGTGGCGGTCAGGCGCTGACTGCTATGAGTTCGTTGGGTTACGGTCAAAAATGGACTGATGTTTCAGGCTCACGCAGTTCTGGGACAACTTACTACAACACAACTGGAAAACCTATTTCAGTAATGATTAATGTTAGCAGCGGCGGCAGCGCCTCAATAACAATAACTGTCAGCGGTGTTGTTGCCTTTTTTACCCAAATAACCAACGCCAACCCTGGCGGCTCCGCTATTATTCCACCCGGCGCATCATACGTTGCCACGCTTTCGGGAAGCACAACTTACTGGACAGAACTCCGCTAAAGGATTATTGATGTACTACAAAGCCCCCGACAACTCCCTGCATTTTATTGAGCCTGAGTACGCTCACTTGCTCCCCGCTGGCTCTGTCGCCATCACAGATGCAGAAGCAGACGCGCTGCGCCCTAAACCGCCAGCACCAACCTACCAGCAGCTCCGGGCTGCGGAGTACCCGCCTTACGCTGACTACCTTGATGGCATTGTCAAAAGTGATCAAGCGCAAGTGCAGGCGTACATTGACGCTTGCTTGGCAGTTAAAGCCAAGTACCCCAAAGGCTAAGAGATGAATGATATAAAAATGATTACTGAAACAGAGGCTAAATTGTTTACACACGAACAAATTTGCGCCCAACGCTACGAGAGCATTCAGGCTAGCTTTAGTGATGGTTCTAAGCGCATGACCAAGATTGAGTATCTGCTGTACGCCGTTATTGCAGCGGTGTTGCTTGGCCCTGGCGTTGCGGCTGAGTTCATCAAGAAAATGTTTGGCTTGTAAGTCATGGTCACAGCAAAAAAAGCACCAGCTAAGGTAGCGCCTGTCAAACGGCGTATAGCTAAACCCGTGCCCAAAAAAGACGAAACCACAGTTGGCAGAGTCATTGAAATGATTAAGTGGGTAGACAACCCTTTCAAGTTGTTTACGGTCATTTTGTTGTCGTTCTTGTTTTTTGCTGGATACTTTGCATGGGACAGCAGGGTGGTTATTTTGAACGCTATCACAAACTCAAGTCAAAAGTCTGAGTTAAAAGAAATTAGGGTACTTGAGAACATTGCTCAGAAGCTGCAAAAAGACTTAGAAGCCGAAACTGTGCTGGTGCATAAAACGGCGCTTGTTGTGAACAGCAGAACCACGTTGCTGGCGTTTGGCCCCAAGGGTCGTGAGACAACGCTTGACGGGTACATTTCTACGCTATTCGGAAAAGATGTATCCCGTAATGCCGCAATAATTGCCATGCTGAACGGCGAGGTTTACTGCGACAAATTAGTGGCCTCCGGCAAGACTAGCGAGTGGGAAGAAAAGCACGGCGTGAAGTTTATCTGTAGAGGCAGTGTGCCGCCAGAAATGGGCATGTTTGAAGGCTATATAAGTGTTGGATTTGCTAAAGAACCGCAAGACATTGGCGTTGTCAAAACACGCATTAATCTTGCATCAACAGAGATGGCAAAATGATTGATGCGCTGGCTTTTACTTCCTCTGTTGTTGCTGTTGGCAGGAGCCACCGCAAAAGATCGTTGCCCTGTTCTTGAGTTTTACAGACTGAGTTGGATTGGCAACCCAACGGTTAGGCACATAGAGTTATCGCAGTGGCTGACCGAAAACGGGAATTTTTGCAGCGCAGAAAAGTTAATTCTGATTTGGAACAACTTAGCTATATGGGCAGGCACTGCGGACAGTCAAGAGCTGCGGGGAAAAGTTATTTTCTTTTATGAAAAAGCAATTGAAAAGGGGAAGTAAATGTTTGGACTTGATGCACTTTTAAACGTGGGCGGCAAGCTCATTGACAAACTGATTCCTGATCCGGAAGCCAAAGCCAAGGCTCAACTTGAACTAGCAACGCTGGCGCAGAACGGTGAGTTGGCGCAGATGGCGAACGAAACCAAGCTGTTTGAAGTAGAGCAAACGGCTATTACAGACCGATGGAAGTCGGACATGGG